ATTTATATAATATCTAGTCTTTTGTTAGCGTATCTAAGCAGATCAGCATAGGTATTGACTTCTGCTCTGTAAGCCTCTCTCATTGATCTGTACTTGTTAGCCATAGCAGTGTAGAAAGTCATATCGTTACTAAATCTAACTTTTAAATTTTCTAGTTTTTTAGGATCTGTGATCTGATCCATCTTTTGTCTCCAGTTAGATGAGTGTTTTTCCAATGCATCTAGGTGAGTTTGTAGGTCTTTTGCAGTCATAATGTGATAATTTAATTAGTAATTATTTGATTAATATACTGCAATATACAAAATATTTACAAATACACAAAATATTTACAAAGTGTAAACGATAGAGATTTTTATATACCTTTGAGAAACTTCTAATTTAAATGATATGATTAACAATTATGACCAGTGGCTATCCAGAGAAACTGAGCGCCAAATGAAAGACGATGAGTACACTTGCCCAGAGTGTGACAGACCAGTAAAAAAAGATGGAGAGTACTGCTCCAGTAACTGTTTTGATGCCAGCATGCGATGAGACCAGTAGTATCTTTCATAGCACACGAGACAGACACAGTAGAGATCATGGAGGCTATAGATCTGCATGATGTAGTTTACATTGAGCATGACGATATCTTTTATGCTTTGTACGCTAAAGGCGATGATGGAGTCATAGAAAAACGCTACAGGATCGATGGACAGTACACTACTTTGAATGTCTACAGTGGTAGACTACAGTTTGCATACGCCATCTACAGGATCATGAAAGCTGCTAAATACGAGTAAGCCTCTAGACAAGTAACTGATTTTTAGTTACTTTAGAGGCATGACCTCTAACCAATTTGGCTGTCTAGGCGAATATAAGTTTGCTCTAGAGTGCATGTCCAGAGGATATGATGTATCTATGCCTCTGAGACACTCTAGTCCCTATGATCTTATAGTGGATGTAGATAGTCAGCTCTACAAAATACAGGTCAAATCTCACAGTGGATCAGACGAGGGTAATAGATCTACTGTCAAATTTCTGCTAGATGTTAAGTCTAAAAATAGAGAATACCTTGAAAGTGATGTAGATTATTTTGCACTGTACTCTGTGCATTTTGATGCTTTTTTTATTATGCACTACAGCATAGTAGGAGGTATGAGTGCTGTCAGAGTTAGTCCAGATAACAAGTATGGGATCTACATAAACGACTACAGTTTCACACAGCACACTACACTATAAGCGCTATCAGAGGAGGTGGCGCTTTTTTAGTACCTTTGTTTTAAATCTTTTGACAATGAAAGTAGAAATATTAAAACAGGTATTTAATGGCCAAAGGCTACTTAGAGAGGGCGAGATCATTACGATCCTCGACAAGACTGCGAAGCAATACATCCAGAAAGGAATCGCTAAAGAAGTTAAAGAAGCGCCTGTCAAAAAGGAGCAGAAGCCAGCTGAGACAAAAGAAAATAAAGCAGTATCAAAAAGAGTAACTAAAAAGAGCTAAGCAATGCCAGAGATGCTAATTAACTCAGTAGTAGGATCAGAGCCTTTGACTGAGACAGACTTTAAAAACTACATCAGGATCGACACTGATGCAGATGATGGTCTGCTAGAAAATATGATCGTTACAGCCAGAGAGTGGTGTGAGATGTACATCAGCTCAGACATCGTGGCTAAGTCTAGAACTTACTATCAAGAAGATGTAGAATATGGCGAGGTCATTGATCTACCTTTTGGCGATGTGAGCTCGATCAGCTCAGTTACAGCTGAGGGATCTGCTGTGGGATATACTACCAAAGGAGTAGGATCAAACAGACTGATCTTAAATAGCACTCCAGCAAAAGATGTAAAGATCACATACACTACAGCTGGATTAAATAATCAAGTGATCAAAAGCGCTCTCAAAATGTTTGTCTCTACACTGTATGATAATAGAGCATCATTTGTGACTGGTACTATCGTGACAGAGTTACCTTTAAATATCCAGAGCATACTTGATCCATACAAACAGATCTACATCTAATGCAAGCTGGAAAACTAAATAAAAGAGTTAGAGTCTATCGCCAGACTACTCAATCTGATGGGTATGGTGGTGTATCTGAGTCTGCTCTGATTTTAAATTCGACAATATGGGCGCACAAAAAGGAGCTGAAAAGCCAACTCCAAAACCTAGAAACAGGTCAAAAAAGAGTAACAGATCTGGAGCTAATAGTGAGAAAAAAGACAGCAGACAGACTGCAAATACAAACAGACCTACTAGAGCTAGAAAGCCAGTCAGGAAAGTACAAGATAAACGCCATAGAGGAGTACGATCAAGACTTCTACAGCTTAGTCAAATGTTCAAAGCATGGAAATTAGAATCAATCCTAAAGACAGTAAAGAGCTGGCTAAGAAGTTTAGGCAACTGCTTAAAGTGGATAGCAAAGAAGCTCATAGGATTCTTAACGAGGAGTCTCGAGCAATTTCGAGCAATGCTCAAAAAGATGCGCCAATAGATACTGGTAATCTAAGGCGTAATATTGGATATGATTATCAGCGCCAGAATAAAGAGGCTATCATCTATGCTAAAGCTCCATACTCTGGATATCTAGAATATGGTACACGCTTTCAGCCAGCACAGCCTTATTTTGAGCCTAATGTTAATAAAGGAGTAAAAAGGATCATCAGACGATTTGAAATCGCTTTAAAAAACGCAATTAAATGAAAGAGCCAGCTCATCATCTTAGAAAGGCGATAATAGACGATCTCTCTGGAGTAATTCAGTTAGGTGGATCTAATGTCCAGATCTATAATAAAGTGCCTCTAAACGCATCTGAGCCTTTTATAAAGGTATATACTGTAAGCTCTGGAGAGTCAGAGTTTAATCGTAACAGTAAAATGGTAGACACTGTGATCAGGATCGAGTGTGTTACCTCGTATGATTCTGGAGCTGGAGGTGAGCTGCAAGTTAATCAGCTGGTGTCTCAAGTCTATGACAGGATCAGAGTATCGCCAGATAATTACTTTGATCTAAGTGCTGAGGGACTAAAGATATACTCAATGCTTATAGGACAGACTATATATCTAGAGGAGTACACTGATGGCAAAACATACTACAGAGCTGTGATCAGCGTAGAAATTAAAACAAATGAGCAATGACATATATAAGTAAACACATCAGCTGGGATGAGGCAACTGGATCTCAGACAGCAGAGGAGCAAGGCATAGACAATACGCCTAATGCAGATCAGTTAAAACACATGAGAGTACTAGCTCGTAATGTATTTGAGCCTCTTAGAGAGTGGGCAGCAGAGCCTATCAATGTAAATAGCTTTTTTAGATCTGAGGCGCTTAATGCTGCTATAGGTGGATCACACAGATCCTTACATATGAGAGGCAGTGCTATTGATATCGATGCTACTGGATCTAAGACTAATGCTGATCTATTTCACTACATCAGAGAAAATCTTTGTTTTGACCAGATGATCTGGGAGTTTGGTGATGACGAAAATCCTGACTGGATTCATGTGAGCTACATTAACGATAGCCAGAATAGACAGGAAATTCTACAAGCCTACAAAGACAAGAAAGGCAAAACCAAGTACAAGTACTGGGAGCATGTAGAATCTAAATCAGAGGATGATGTTTAAGATACTTTCTAAATTATTTGGATCTACTGGTGGAGCTGTAGCTGAAAAGATAGGAGGCTTAGTAGATAAGTTTGTCCAGACCAAAGACGAAAAAGCACAGTTTGAGAAAGAGATGGAGATGATATTTCAGGAGCATGAGCTGTCTCTGGAAAAGGAGATCACTAACAGACATAAGGCTGATATGGCCTCTGATTCATGGCTATCTAAAAACATCAGACCTATGATCACACTTTTTGCTCTGGGGATCTATACAATCTTTGCGATCACTGATGGAAACATTAAAGGATTTAACATCGCTAATCAATATGTGGAGCTCATGGGACAGATACTATCCTATGCGCTAGGATTCTACTTTACATCTAGGGGACTAGAGAAAGTGGCGAGTATCGTAAAAAAGAAATAAAGTACCTTTGTTAAAGCAAAAATCGAGTAAATAGTGGCTGCTACTTATAACATACCAACACAGTACAATGGTGATACATTTGAGATCATCGACTTCAAATTCTTTCAGGGATCAGCAGAGTCTGGTAACGAGTTAGATCTTACCTCTGGAGTCCCAAAAATGCAAGTAAGGAGAGGATCTGTGACTGGCGAAATAGTACAGACATTTACTATAGGCGATGGACTAGAGTGGATAGATCAAGATGCTGGTCATTTTAGAACTACTGAATTTTTGATCACATGGGGTGGTGGTACTTATTACTATGATCTCCAGATCACATACACAGCTACTCTGGTTAAGACTTATGTAAAAGGATCAATAGTAGTAGAGGAGGATGTAACTGATTAATGGCGAGCATAGTAAACATAGTAGATAGTACCAGTGCAGTTACATTAAATGTAGTAGAGACCTTAAATGGGCCTACAGTTAATGTAGCAGAGCAGACAGGCCCTACAGTTAATGTAGTACTGTCTGGTGGCTTACTTAATAGAGATTTAAATTATGTGCATAATCAACTAGCAGCGAGCAGCTCATGGGACATAACTCATGATTTGAATAAGTTTCCAGCTGTGTCTGTAGTAGACAGCTCTGGTAACATCGTGATAGGAGATGTGCAGCACATAACTAATAAACGAGTAATAATAACATTTAACGCCTCTTTTAGTGGCAAAGCATACTTTAATTAAACGCTATGGCTAAGTACTTATCACACATTGATCTAAATCAGAATCAGCTCCAAAATGCAGTAGTGCATCCTCTAGGATCAGCGCCATCTACTCCAGTAGAGGGACAGATTTATTTTAACTCTACAGCTGGAAATAAAAAACTATATGTCTACAATGGATCTGCATGGACAGATCTAGCTGGTGTATACTCGATCTCTAATGGAGATGGTATCTCAGTCTCTGGATCATCTGGAGCTGTTACTGTTTCAGTAAATGCCTCAGCTAGTTTCTTTGAGTTTGATAGTGGAGCGCTTTCGATCAAAGCTGGATCAATAGGCGCTACTGAGTTAGCTGCTACTACAGTGACTGCTGGATCTTATGGATCTGCAAGTGCTATCCCTACTTTCACAGTAGATGCTGATGGGCGTTTGACAGCTGCTGGATCTGTAGGTATCTCATCTACTCTAGACATCGCTGCTGATGCTGGTACTGATAATGGTGTAGTATTGGGAACTGATACTCTTACTATCTCAGGAGGCACTAACATTAACACATCTGTCTCTGGAGACGAGATCACAATTAATTTAGATGCTAGTCCTACTATCTCTGGAGATCTAGTGGTAGAGGGTAATCTTACTGTGTCTGGAGCTACACAGACTAAGATATCTGAGACAGTACTTATTGAGGATAACATCATCACGCTTAACTCTAATGAAGCTGGAACGCCATCAGAAGATGGAGGTATCGAGATAGAAAGAGGCACAGCTACAAATGTCTCTCTGATATGGGATGAGTCTGCTGATCGATGGGCGTTTACTAATGATGGATCTACTTTCTACAATATCCCAATCCCTACAGAGTATGATAATTATAATTTCAATGTATCTGATGGCACTACTTCTACAGAGGTAGCTGATGGTGGTACTGTGACAATCTCTGGAGGTGGCGCTATTAATGCGACTAATGTCTCTGGAACGATAACAATCGATCACGCTGATACATCATCTCAGGCATCTGTAAATAATTCTGGATTTACTGTAATTCAAGATATCACTCTAGACACTTATGGTCACATCACTGGTCTAGCCTCTGTAGATGTTTCTGGAGCTGTTAGTGCTAGAGAGCATGCTGCTACTATTTCAGATACTGGTACTGTGACTCATAACTTAGGATCTAGAGATGTGATAGTACAGCTTTTTGATACTGTTACTTATGAGACAGTATTTGCTGATGTAGAGCGTAGCACTACTAACGCTGTAGATGTTACCTTTGCTAGTACTCCAGACAATGATGTCAGAGTACTGATCAGCAAAATAGGATAACATATAAAATAGCGACATGGCGAATAAATTTTTAAATGGTATTGATACTACATCACTTAGTGTCAATAGCCAGTACTCCCTACCTACAAGTGATGGATCTAATGGACAAGTACTAAAAACAGATGGATCTGGAAATGTAACTTTTGCAGATGGCGCTGATTCTGGATATGTCTTTTATACAGTTAAGAACAGCACAGGATCTACTATAGCTAAGGGTACAGGTGTCTATGCCTCTGGAACAGATGGCAACTCTGGACACATTTTAATATCGCCAATGGTAGCAGATGGCACTATAGAGCCTAAGTACTTTATAGGGATCACTAAGGATGCGATCACTAATGGATCTACTGGTCAAGTAGTACACTTTGGAGAGATCTCTCAGATCAATACTTCTACCTACACTGATGGTGATGTACTGTGGTGTGATCCAGCTAATGATGGTGGATTTACTGCTACTGAGCCAGCTGGCCCTAATCTTAAATTAGCTGTAGCTATTGTGATCAATGCCTCTACTAATGGTAAGATCAGAGTCAGAGTACAGGGTAATGAGGGACTGCATGAGCTACATGATGTAAACATAAGCTCACAGGCTAATGGTGATCTATTACAGTGGAACGCTACCTCTGGAGTATGGGAAAATAAAACACTAGCCAGTATCGCTGATGCTAGATATGTCAATGTATCTGGAGATACTATGACTGGTAATTTATATGTCACTAAAAACAATGTAGGAGTTAATACTAGTAATGGCTCTTATACAGGTTTTACCTTAGAGTCTACTGATTCGCATATAGACCTAATATCATCAGAGGATGGGACATGGGGATCAGCCATAAACTTTGTAGAGGGAGCATCGATTACAGCTAATACTGATGTCTGGTCTATTGCTAGACAGACTACAGGTGGCTCTGGTGATAGCTCTTTAACCTTTAATTTTGGTACAAATAATGTACATAATAACACTACCAGAGTAAAATTTACATCTGGTGGAGCTGCTGAATTTAACTCCTCTGTCACAGCTGACTCATTTAAAACTTTATCATCATCTACTGATTTTTCTATAATCACTAGAAACAGCGCAGCTACTTCTTTTCCTTTATATGTTCAGAATGTTAAAACAGAGACAGATAGTAGAATAGCTCGATTTGCTTATGGAGATGCTGCTGCTGGCACAGGTACTGAGGTGCTTAATATTGGTGGTGGTACTAGTTATTTTCTTAATACTGTACTAGGTATTGGGACATCTACTCCTAATGAGGAGCTCGATGTGCGTGGATCTGTTTTCACTTCTATATCTGTTACTTCTGATAGAAAAACAACAGATGATTATATAGGATCATTTGCTTTTTATGGAGGTAATGATGCTACTCCTACTGAGACACTTCTTTATGCTAGAATGATGGCTCAGATGACTAATGTATCTAATGGCAGCGAGAGTGGTGAGATATTATTTCAGACAGCAAATAATGGATCTTATATTGATTCGTTAAGGATTAATAGTAATGGTAATCTGGATGTCTTAAATGATGTAACTGCTAATCACTATTTTGCTGATACACATTTTAGATCTTTAGATACTAATGTCACTTTATCAACTACTGGAGCTGGTACAGTATATCTGAGGCCTAATGGATATAATCAAACAACTGGTCAGCTTTATATTGGATCTAATGGAGATATAAATGCATCAGGAATACATACAGCAAAAGCATATAGGACAGATGCTACATCTACTGACTACTCATTAATAACAAGAGACAGCGCAGCAGCTAATTTCGCACTTTATGTAAATAATGGTCAGTCAGGTACAGATAGTAGAATAGCTCGATTTGCTTATAATGATACAGCAGCAAACTCTGGTACTGAGGTATTAAATGTAGGAGGTGATAAATCTTATTTTAATAATACTGATTTAGGAATCAGAGTAACTGATCCAGAGGCTGCACTTCATGTGAATGGTAATATCATATTGGGAGATACATCAACTACTGGAGATGCTAGGATCACCTTTTATGATCAGGATGACACAGACTATCTAGGTAGAGCATACATTAACTATAATACACTCACTGATATTATGACAATCAGAGCTCGTAATGCTGATGTCATAACTATAGATAATACAGAGATAGATATCGT